ACGCGAAGGCGGCTACCCTCTACCCAGACAGCGATTAGCTGAAATACAAATTGACTTATTAAACAACGGCGCAATTGGCGTAGGCTGGGTCATGGCTTTCCCACAGCCCGATCGGTTTGGCGGAGACTCCGTATTTGCAGAGACATTGGCTTATGCTCCTACTGTATTAGCGATGTTTGAAAACGATAGCGGAGACTACCCACCGACCACGGGTACTGTGATTATGGGGGAAGACCGTGGAGGAATAGACGCAGAAGGAGTTATTCAAAACATTGATATGCTTAAACAGAATGCCAATCAAGGGATTGCCGTCGCTAGAACAGAGGTTGATTCTTTAGTAAGGCGTTTACCCTTACTACTAAGGACTCCGGATGGTTGGGTTCCTGCTTACGGCACTGAAGTATTGAAAATATTAGCAGGAGCGGACACCTACCTTATAAAAACGAACGACAATGGACTGGAAGAAATACGGGTGAGGGGCTTAAACCCTGTACCCGTTGACTCACTAGGGCGTAAGTGGATCAGTTGGGTTAATACCCCGCAAACAGATTTACAGGAAATGCAAGTCAAAGATAAGTTTGTTTTCATAGGCTTTACGGCTAAAGGCATAATGCCACAACTGTCTGTACCCAATGGTCAACTTTTAGAACCACACAAAATACAAGCGGCACTCGCAGAAAGCATACTAATTGAGGACAGTCCTTATGTTCCTGACTGGGGCCTAGCAGCAGAAGTGTTGGCGTTTGGTGTTACCGTTCTCTTGGCATGGTGTTTGATAAATATTTTCGGCATAACTTTAGGCATATCTTTTAGTGGTCTATTGTTTTTATTAACAGCAGGGAGTGGGTATTACTTGATACAACAAGGACTTCTTATAGATATTACTTGGACTTTAATCTCTCAATTCATCACGGCGTCCACAGCATTTTATCTGCGTTTCCGAGAACAATATAAGTTAAGACAACAGATCAAAGCACAATTCGGGAAGTATCTGGACCCTAGAATGGTGAAGAAATTACAGGACAATCCTGAGCTATGCCAAGTCAACGGCAAAAGAGTGGACTGTTCTATTATATTCACGGATCTCAGAGGCTTCACCAGTCTGTCTGAATCAGTAGAACCGGAAAGGGTGACGTACATTATGAACAATGTATTGGACGTACAAGTAAAGGCGGTCAATAAATATCTTGGCTGCACCGATAAATTCATTGGGGATGCCGGTATGTTCCATTGGAACACAATCATTCCACAACCGGATCATCACACTTTAGCTTTAAAAGCAGCCCAAGAAATACAAAAAAATATTAAAGAATTAAACATTAGATTTAAAGAAGAAGGCATCCCTGAAATAGCAATAGGTATAGGGGTTAACTCAGGTGTGTGTATAGCCGGGAACTTTGGCGCCACCGATAGATTTGCTTTCTCCTTGATTGGGGACCCGTGTAATGTCGCTGCTAGATTAGAGAGCGGTACTAAAGAAGCAGGGGTAGGAGTTTTAATTGGGGAAGAAACTGCAAAAAATGTAGATTTTAAGTTACAATTATTAGAACCTTTAAAAGTGAAGGGCAAAGAGAAACCCTTACAGGTCTATACAATAAAATGAGCAAAGAAAAACTTTACGGACTACGCGATCAACTGAGTAAGTTTCTTTACGATCCCACGCCTGAGCAAGCAGCATGGCGCAAGAAGATGTGGGACGAAGGACGCTTTGATGAATCGATGGACATTACCAAGCAGCTTGAAGCACGGTTAGAGGAGGTCGAAAAACAAATCGAAGCCGTTGAAGCAGGCGAGCCAGAACTAGGGGAAAAGATGGTCACCAATTTTCTTCTAAACCTGCCTCTAGGAAAACAGTTAAAAGGTACGGGACTTGGTTCTCTTCTGGGACTTGCCGAAGAAAAGATGGGCGCGGCCGAAGCACAACGGCTCAAGGACATAGAGCGAGAGATCAACCAACTCAATGCAATCAGACAAAAGGACCTTGAAGAAATCTCCCCTCGTAGTCTTAGTAAAATTGATTCAGACATAGAAACTTTGGAAGATGAAGCTTATGAACTTAAGCAACTTCTAGGCACTCAACTCAGTGACGAACCCGAATGGCTGCCTGAAGAAAATCAATTTGAGCCTTCCCCCCGTGAACAAGCGGAATGGGAAACAGAAAATTTCAGACAAAAACAACTGGGGGAAAGAGCGGAAAAGTTTTTGAATGTAGAAGAAGCCGCGCAGGAAGAAGCCTACTACAACAGGATAGAAGGAGATCCTGAAGGCCCTCCATCTCCTCCATCGGGCGGCGATGGAAACGGAGGACCCACCAGAGAAGATGTGCTGAAGTACATCAACACTTTATCATTAAAAGAAAGACTAGGGGCCTACACTCCCTACGGGGAACTTTATGACGAGGAAATATTCCAATACGAAGATCTCTTTGATTGGGATAAGGATGTAGTAAATTGGGAAAATATTCCCGACGACTATAGAAGTGAGGGTCAGGAATTAGCACGGGCCTTCTTTGAAAAAAATCAAATCTCGGAAAAATTTGAAACTGATCTAGTTAAAGATTTTACTTACCGGGGAAAATCACAGCCTTATTTTGAGGATGTGGGTATGGATAAAATCCGTGTACGTGTTCCGAGACAAGGAACGGATTACGGTAGTGGTGCAAAATACAGCCAAAAAACTTTTACTAATCCTACTTACGGAGAGCTAAAGGAATGGTTTGCAGGTCTTGAAAAGGGACACCTGGGTATTGAAAAGCCTAGGAGCTACCAAGGCGGCGGCCTAGTAATGAACTACGGAGACTACGGCAGGAGCTATAAATAGTGTATGAGTATAAAGCGCAAGTTGTTAAAGTGGTCGACGGCGATTCTGTGGATATGCTTTGTGACCTTGGTTTCAATATTTATCACAGTTGCCGTGTGCGTATGCTGGGTATTGACACGCCTGAGTCGCGGACACGCGATCTTGAAGAGAAAGCGCGCGGAAAACTTTCCAAACAGTTTCTTAAAGACTGCCTCTTGGATCAAGAAGTAGTTATTAAAACTTACAAGAAGAATGCCAAGGGAAAATTCGGTAGGGTCCTCGGCGAGTTGTGGATAGGCGACAGAAATATCAACCAAGAAATGGTTGGTCTAGGATACGCAGTGGAGTATCATGGACAAAACAAAATGGATCTTAAAGAAGCCCATGAAAAAAATAAACAACTGTTAATTGAGAGAGGTATTTATGTCGAAGACAACCAGAAAAAGAGCAAGAAATAACAAAGGTCAGTACAAAGGCGATGATCCAAGCACACCGGACATGAACGAAGCCTGGGAAATGACCGAACCTAAGTATTTACGCATAGGGGATAACGTCGTTAAAAGATTAAATGAATGGTTAAACGGAAAATAACCAGATCTCAAAGAAGCAACCGAGTAGAACGAGTCCCTATTGCCTCCCGCAGTAAATATAAGAAGACGACCCAAGGTCAATCCAGAAATTCCCGGATGAAACCGGGACGTAAACGCAATCGAGGACAAGGATGAACGCAAAGAAATGTAAAACTCTACGGAGACTGCTAAAAGAAAACGGTTTTGATTGGCAACAAACTAAATACCTAAAAAAGAAATTGGTATATAGTAATGGGGAGCATCCTTATCCGCCGATCTTTTTAGATCCTAAGTGCGGAAGAGCGGTGTACCAAAAGAATAAAACCCTGTCCGGGGGGAAATAGTACCGGATACGGCACCAGCGGGCGGTGTGCCATTCATGAAAAACACCCGCAACGGAGGCTCGACCTAACTTTCTCCCATGAGTTAATCCGGGCGAGTGACTCTAAAAAGGGGTTGACAGGAGGTCGGCCCCTTATTACTATGCGACACATCATGGACATTCGGGGCAATTCCCAAAGTCTTGACGACAATCCCTGTGTGGGGATATGTTCAGCAACACAGTGGGGAGATGCAATTTGTAAAGGTTGTGGTCGCACAGCTTCGGAGATCCGCGACTGGAATCAATTCCCTCCCATCTATAAAAAACTTGTGGTCCTTCGCGCTGTGGACGAAGGCTACACACCCAGACAGGTATATCCTTATGAAAACAATCCTGATAAAAACCGCAATAGACGTCGAATCTGCCCGCTCCTCGCAGGCAAAGACAAACCTTCTAGCCCTGTGCGAAAACGGGATGGCGATACCCGAACACTCCGATTTAGTACAAGAGATACTTAAGCAAACTACCATCAAGGCGGAAGCCGACGAAAACGTAAGAGTTCTCGAAGAACTTCTGCTAGAATAAAGAGATTATGAGAACGGAGAAAGACTGATGCCCGCTGGTGCAACTGGGATGACGGAAATGGACATCCCTACAGTTGAAGTAAGGGCTCCAAAATTAGGGGGCGGTCTTGACTTCTTCGGACCAAGGGGAGGCGGGTTCGGCATGGATGTACACGACTTCAGTGGCATCGGCAGTTACGGACCTTCTTTCGGATTGCTTAACCCGAACATACCTTCTTTCACCACTCCCAAGAAAGAGCGTCAGCCTTTCCGCGATTGGGTAAAAGCCCGCAGACGCGGAGAAACTCCCTTTAGAGATCGGTTAAAAGACCCCGCAGAAAGAAGGAAGATGCTTAAAAGAGGTGGCTTAGGACTCCTTTCCCTTTTGTCTCCACAGTTCCGCATGGCCCAAAACATCTATAAGTTCGGTAAAGGCATGAAGCAAAACCCTAGAGGAATACTAGGTGCTTTAGGCAACGCTTTTATGCGACAAAAACTTGGACCCAACGCCGATCTGTTCCGTTCGGGCATGGCCCTCTCCAGAGGCGCCCCGGCTGGGGACGTCTTTAAGAATCTATTGGTCGGCAGGGGATTGAAAGCTGGCATCGGTCAACTCGCCCCATCACTTTTCAGAAAAGCTTATCAAGAACAAGGCATGAGAGGCGTTCACATGATGAGCCAACTATTCAATACCATGATGCCTAAAGTGCAAAGA